AGACGTGCGAACACTGGCGACCACGGAGGCGTGGATGAAACTGCTGAGCCTGAAGGCAAGCCTTGATGGCTACCACCAGAGTAGGGCTAACAAGCACGGCTACCTGTACTACCTTACCCGAGTAATCGGGCCGAGCCAAGCGTGGCCGGATGTGGTAGAAGCCAAGTCGATTTCCACGGGGCGCACCGTCACACTGTCGGCCCCGTTCTTCGAGACGAAGGAGGTAGAGGGTGGCTAGGGATTACAAGTCGGAGTACGAAAAGTACCAAGGCACCCCGGAGCAGAAGAAGAACCGGGCCAAGCGCAACGCTGCCCGAGCCAAGCTCATGAAGACCGGCAAGGTCAAGAAGGGCGATGGCATGGACGTGGCCCACGTCCGCGCGTTTGATAAGGGCGGCACCAACGGTGATGGTCTGCGGGCCGAGCCGAAGTCTAAGAACCGCTCGTTCAAGCGGGACAGCAAAGGCAACCTCGTGTCGGAGGTTAGCGCACGAGAGCGTAAGCGCTCGAAGTAACAAGCTAGGAGCAAACTAGTGCAGATTATCGAAGACAAGGCGCTGCTCGTCAGCGTTGACGACCCGTCTGTTATTACATCTGTAGTAACAAAGAGCGCTAACACCAGTGAGGGTGTGTTGGTGAACTGGGGGCACAAGGAAGCGGAAGCCTTGGTGAAGCTGGGGCTGGATGCCCCGTCGCCCATCCTGCGCGACTATAAGTGGACCGGGCGCTACACCCCCTTCGACCACCAGAAGGTTACGTCTTCGTTCCTGTCGCTGCGCGAGCGGGCGTTCTGTTTCAACGAGCAAGGTACGGGTAAGACCGCCAGCGTCATCTGGGCTGCCGACTACCTGATGAAGAAGGGGCTTGTGAAGCGCGCCCTTGTGCTGTGCCCGCTGTCCATCATGAAGTCGGCATGGCAGCAAGACGTCTTTAAGTTTGCCATGCACCGGTCGTGTAGCGTGGCACACGGTAGCGCCAAGCAGCGTGAGAAGGTTATCCAAGCCGGGGCAGACATTGTCGTCATCAACTTTGATGGCGTGGCGACCGCGCTAGATGCAATCATGGCTGGGGGGTTCGACCTCATCGTCGTGGACGAGGCGTCGGCCTACAAGAACGCCCAGACCAACCGCTGGAAAATCCTGAACAGGATCGTGAAAAATACTAGTCCCCGCATCTGGATGCTTACGGGTACGCCGGCAGCACAATCACCACTGGATGCCTACGGTCTGGCGCGGCTCTTGGAGACACCCAAGTGCCCGAAATATTTTGGGCCTTTCCGCGACAGCGTGATGATGTCGGTCAGCAAGTTCAAGTGGGCACCTAAGCCCCACGCGAACAAGGTCGTGCATGAGATGCTTCAGCCGGCGATACGGTTCGAGAAGAAGGACTGCCTTGACCTGCCAGACGTTGTCCACGTCGAGCGGGAGGTGGAGATGACCCCCCAGCAGAAGAAGTACTACAACCAGCTCAAGAGCCAGCTGCTCATCGAGGCAGCGGGTGAAGAGGTCAGCGCCGTCAACGCCGCCGGACGGGTGAACAAGCTACTCCAGATCAGCGGAGGCGCGGTCTACACGGACGATGGGCAGGTGCTGGAGTTCGACGTCTCCAACCGTATCACGGCGGTGCTGGAGATTATCAACGAGACGTCCAACAAGGTGCTGGTCTTTGTACCCTTCACCCACACCATCGACATACTGGTAGCCAGACTGGAGAAGGAAGGCATCAGCTGCGCTCTCATTAGTGGTAAGGTGCCGGTCAATCGCCGCAGCGATATCGTTACCAAGTTCCAGAACGACCCCGACCCAAAGGTGCTGGTTATCCAGCCGCAGGCCGCCAGTCACGGCCTTACCCTTACGGCAGCAGACACAATCATCTGGTACGCGCCTGTAACATCGGTGGAGACCTACCTCCAAGCCAACGCCCGCATCAACCGTCCCGGCCAGAAGAACGCCATGACGATCATGCACATCCGGGGCAGCGAGGTGGAGTCCCGCCTGTACAAGATGCTTCAGGGTAACATCGAAAACCACGAACGGTTGATCGACCTGTACAGAAATATACTTGACACGGTCTAAGACCGCTGCTACACAAACAACCCCGGCAACCGAAGGAGCAAACCATGTCGGACTCAGTAAGTATCGAAGAGATGGTGGAGGCGTACCGAAAGGTGCGTGATGCCATCGCCAAGCGTAAAGAAGATTTTGAGTTGAAGATGGAGGAGATGGAGAAAAGCCTTGCGGTTATCTCCGCCGCTATCTTGGAGTTCTGTAACGCGCACAATCTGGATAGCGTTAAGACCCCGATGGGGACTGTGTCGCGTCGCGTTCAGACCCGCTACTGGACCAACGACTGGGAGTCCATGTACAACTTCGTAGTCGAGAATAACGTCCCGTTTATCCTCGAAAAGCGTATCCATAACGGGAACATGCAGCAGGTGCTGGACGAGAACCCAGACCTGATGCCGGCGGGCCTTCAGCTCGACCGCAAGTTTGTAATCCAAGTCCGCAAACCCACCAAAAAGGGCGAATAACCATGAGCAACCTGACTATTTTCCAAGACCCGTCCAACCTGCCCACCGTCCGCCGCCAGTCTAAGCTGCTGGACAAGATGGGTAGCAACGGCGGTAGCCTGCGCCGCATCGCGCTGAACACCAACGGCACCTTCAAGCGTATCGTGGGTGGTGAGCAGATTGGCAAGGCAGTCCCGCACCAGTTGGACGTCATCGTCGTTGACCTGCTGGCTGAGCCGTCGCGCCAGTTCTACGCCTCCAAGTATGACCCCAGCGCGCAGGCCACGCTGCCTGACTGCTGGTCGAACGATGGCAAGACCCCGGATGCCAAGGCCGCTGGTAAGCCTGCTTCCTCCTGCGCCGCCTGCCCTAAGAACGTCGAAGGCTCTGGCGAAAATGGTAAGGGCCGCGCCTGCCGCTTCCTGCGCCGCATCGCTGTGCTGGTGGTTGGTGACCCGTCTGGCGAAGTCTACCAGATGCAAATCCCGGCTGCTTCGCTCTTTGGTAAGGGCACCGACAACGTCCACCCGTTCGAGAGCTACAAGAAGTTCCTGATGGCCAACGGCGAAGCTGTGGATACTGTCGTCACCCGTGTGATGTACGACCTCGACGCGGACACCATGAAGCTGAAGTTCACCCCCGTGCGTCTGCTGACCGAGGTGGAAGCTGGCTTTGTGGACGCTGCACAGGAAGACCCGGAGACCAAGCGTTACGTGGGTCTGTCCGTGGCGGAAACCGGTGGTGCCACTAAGGCTATCGCTGCTCCTGCCGAACCGAAGACGGTTGAAGCCAAGGCTATCTCCGCTGCACCTGCGGGTAACCCCTTCGGTGACGAAGAGGAAGAGGAGGAAGCTCCGGTGAAGCGCGCTGCGCCTAAGCGTAACGTGGCCGACACTGCTACCGCCAAGCCCGAGCTGAAGCAGGCCATGGCTTCGTGGCTGGATGATGGTGAGGACGAGGGAGAATAAGCCATGCGCGGCTACAGTATCGAAGTAGCCGAGGCTATCTGGAAAGGGGATAGGTCCCGTCTAGGAGTGCGCTTGGGCAAAGCTTGCATTGAGCGCCGTGTCCCGGTGACGAAAGTCGCCGGGGCCCTAGGGGTGACTCGCCAAACGATCTATAACTGGTTCGTAGGCGCGTACGACCCTGCCGAGTCCCATCGGGAAGCGGTAGAGAAGTTTTTAGCCAGTCTCGACTAACACACGCAAAGAGAGCAGAACTGGCGGGTTTTCCCCGCAGCGGTGAGTGACGCCCTATGGACTTCGACCTTCTACAGCACGTCCAGCCCGCGTCTGGCCATATCGCCATTGTCGGTATCAAGGACGGGTATGTACGGCAGACGCTCGTACCGACCCGAGAAGAGGCGGACGCAGCAATCGAGACTTATTTACGGGGAGGTAGGGATGTATATTTCGGTGTAGCAAAGTACGTAGAGCCAACCAGCAGGACTCAGGAAAACGTACAGGCTCTCAAGGCTTTCTGGCTGGACATCGACTGCGGTCCGAACAAGGACTACGACGACCAAGGGCAGGGGCTTCAAGCGTTACGGGACTTCTGCACGACCGTAGGTCTGCCCCGTCCTACCTTGGTGGACTCCGGTCATGGCTGGCACGTCTACTGGGCGCTGAACCAAGAAGTTAGCCGTGCACAGTGGGAGCCAGTGGCTTCACGGCTGCGCGAGGTCTGCCGCACCCAAGGGTTGCGCGTGGATGAGAAGGTCTTTGAGGCGGCGCGCATCCTGCGCATACCGGGCACGTTCAACTTGAAGCGCGGCGGGCAGGCTCCTGTCACCGTGGCGCATGTCGGGGACCTTATCGACTTCGACGACTTTTGTGGGTTGCTTGGTGTAGCACCACCGG